TCTGTCCTTTGCTGTTCGGGATACCTTTGTACAGGCGACCCCAAGCAACGTCTGGCAAGCCAGTACGCACCGTGTGGATGTGGTTGGTCCCGTTGTTGCACTCGACGGCCATCGCGTCATCGAGAATCGGGTTCATTTGAGCGAGCATTTCAATCACGTCGGCAATCACGCCGTCGGGATTCATGCTCTTGTACAGGTCGATCAGGTTGAAATAGGTTGCGCCAATTGTAGCCATGATAAGTTACTCCTTAGTTGGCAGATGTCGAATACATACGGGTGGCCAGGTCTTTCTTCTCAGGAGCAACGCCACCGCCACCGGGTGTCGGCTGGTCTTCCTTCAAAGTATTACCTATCCGAGTGAACACACGAATCACTTCAGGGTGGCTCCCTACCCCCGAGGTGCGAAGGAACTCGTTGAGTGCAGGAGTTCCAAACTTGCTCAGTCCGAGTCTGGCTGCGGCAAGGTTTTGTTCAAACCCATCGCCACCAATCTCAGCGTCAACTTTGGCTGCATTCACCCAGCTCTCTCGTAACTGAGTCACTGCTGCAGTCTGTGCTTCCAGTCCTGCTTTGATTGTTGTCGCCTCACGGATAGCCGCTTTCTGCGCCTGTTCCTGGGTGAGTCCAAGCTCTTTGTAGTGAGCCTTCAACTCTTCCAGTCTAGTCGCTTCCAGTGTCACTCCATCAGGAAACTCGAACTGAGCATAGGATTCTGGGGCACCAGTAGCTGCCACAGCTTCATCAGTCTTTCCTGCAACGCTGCCAGGGCTTCCCCCGTCGCCATCGCCACCGAGCAACACACCGTCGCCCGTACCAGTACCAACACCTCCTTCCTGGGGTGTTGATTGATTCTCTGCAGGGGTCGCACCTGCTTCACCTGTTGCTGCTTCAGCCATGATACTTTTCCTTCATGATGTTGATGAACTGCCCGTTGTTGGCTGAAGACATCTCGTCTACCAGCCACGTACCGACTTCTCGTTTGGCGGAAAACCCAGCCATCTGAATCGGATCTTTATTGAACGTACTGTCAAAATACCCCGTCTTCTCAAGTACCCTGAGAAGCACTGCTCTGCCCGACGGTGTACGCATCACGTCGTCAAGCTCAATCTGTTCTCTGACTCGCTCGGTCATTATTGCAACCCTGCATTACGCAGCATGACACCGAGGGCGTTCTCGTCGGTGACAGTGGCTGCTGAGGCATCCTTCATGGTCTTCGCCGCTTCAGCCTGCATAGCCATCTGCTGTTGCTGTGCTGCTGCCTGCTGCTCGGCAGCAACGATCTCATTGGCCTCTTCATCAGGACGGACCACACGCGGGTTGATCCCCACCGCTTGAGCGTACTCATCCACCGCCTGCATCGCATCGACCTTGTGACGCGCTTCTGGCCACATCTGGCTGATGTTCGCCACGAACCCGATGGTGCGCTCCACTGCGCTGATACCAACCATCCGCTGCGCTTGAGCCATCACGCTGACATATTCGATGTTCAGCTCCATGTTGGCCAGCTCACGAGGGGGCGGTGGTAACATGCCGTTGCGCTGCATGATGTCGAACGTGCGATCAATCAGTTTATCCAGCAGCTCGGTGTGCAGACGCTCCAGCACTGGACCCAGCATCAGCAGCTTCTCTTCATGCTTCTCAGCGATCTCGCGGGCAGTCACCTCGCGTCGGTCGCTTTTGGCCATCATCAGGAACAGGTCAACGAAGTAGCTGGTGTTGATGCGCTGCTCCACTTCCTTCTGAATCGCCTGAACATAGTCCAGACGCGGCTGGAAGTTCGTATAAACTGACTTCAGCTCCATCTGGTTCTGGCCGATGGCGATCAGGTCACCGGGGTTCAGTACCCCATCCTTGATCTTGCTGATCACGGTGGCGTCACCCTGCATGGGTGGGTTGGCCAACTTGTCCAACGCTTGATACTTGCGCTTCTCACCGAGCTGAAGTGCTTTACAGTCACCCAGGCAAGTCATGCCGGGGCAGTCATCACCGTAGGCTGCGTCAGGAGACACGTCCCATCGCGGGGTCATGATGGGGAACGTATCGAACCCGGACTTGCGAAGCATCTTCTCAGCTTTCTTGCTCTGCGTTCCCAGCTCGTAATACCTGGAGCGGAACTTCTTGTCACTGGCCAGTGGTGAGAGCTGGTCACGGTCATCGTTCGGTTCCACGACATGCACGTACTCAACCAGAGTCTCAGTCTGATTACGCTTCCACATGTTCTGTGTACTGGTGCTGACGTTCTCAAGACCGAACTCTTTCACCAACTGGGAGACTGTCTTCACGCCTTCATAGTAGAACGTGTCGATCTCATAGTCTGGACCCTGGGACAACATGTAGCTGCCGATGGGGTAGTTGAAACAGCGGATCACGGAGCTGTAGTTCTCATACACCCCCATAGCACCAACGCCGAACGTCCCCAGGTCACCGTAGATCGTGTTCAAGCAGTTGTACACGTTCGAGTGGCTGAACACCTCGTTCATCAGACTCTGCACTATGTGCAGCCAGTCCTTCACGGTGCGACGTTCATTGAGCATCGGGTCGCTGGTGGTGACCTTGAACCAAGGACGCGCTGGTGAAGTGATTCCAGCCATCATGCCCGACTGCTGGATGCGTGCCGCGATCCTGGGTGTATTGTTGTACTGCTTGGTGTTACGGACAGGGCGACCGCGTTGCTTCGTCAGTGCCTTGCCACGGCTGAACAGCACGTTGTCCGACAGCTCACCCCAGTAGCCCATCCAGGGATCTCGCTCGGTTCGCAGCGCCTGCAGTCGGTTGTTGTAACTCTTCAGCTCGTCATCCATCTCATGTCCCCAGCAAAGTCTTTACGCTGATGTTTGCGTCGGTCGTCAAACCTTGGCCGCTGGTCAAGATCGTGTCGGTAGTGCCTTTCCAGTTCGGATCAGCTTGCCGCTTTGAATTCTTCATCACCATTCGCAGTGACGGGATCTGTGGAATCTGCCCGAAGATGCTGGACATCTGGTTGTAGTCAGGCATCTGTCCGAACGCATTCGCTGGATTGTCGCTGCCGATCTTCGGTGTCGTCACCGGCTTCTTGCCATTCAGGCTCAACCCAGCAGCACCCAAACCAGTATTCACATAGTCGGTACTCACACCGAAACGTGTCGCAGCCTGGTCCACAGTCAAGCCTTCACTCTGCGCGATGTTGAATGCGTCCATCTCGGAGCTGGTCAGCGGGATACGCAGTTGCGCTTCGTTCAATCTGCCCAGCATGGACTCGCTGCTGAACCCGTAGATGCTCGGCAGCATTGCTGCACTGACATCCGATCTTAGTGCGGCAGAGTAAGCCGTCTGTTCCTCAGCGGTGATCTTCGCAGCAGTGGCTGATGGTAGGCTCAGGCCCGACATACCAAACACGTTCTGCAGATCATTGGCCGATACGCCCGCTTTTTGCGAAAGAGACTCCACTGTCTCACCGGCTGACAGTGCTCCTTCGAGGATCGCAAGCTCCAATCCGGTCAAATTGCGTGGCATGACTTAGCCCTTTTCGCTAATAGTTGGTGAATCATACTACACGTTGTCCATCGGATCATAGTCCCCTGCTGCTCTGGGGTTCACACCGATGGCACTCATGTCCTGCGCCATGCGACCGAAGTCCAGCGATGGAACCTCCTGAGCGAACGTCAGGTACAGTGCGTCAGCCCAGTCGGGTGAGTACCCCAGCCGCTTCTTCATGTCCTTCTTGCGCTCCAGGACCAGTTTGTCCTTGTCGTCGTGGTAGAACTCACGCGAGGTCAGCTCCTTCTCAAGCTGCCCGTTGTTGGGGATAGCACCCCCGTCCATGAGCCATCGGCGGCAATGCCACCCCATCTCAGCGGTCTTGTTCTTGAACTTCTTCTCGTCGTCAGCCGTGCCACCGAAGTGCACCCCGGTGACTGGATACCCAAGCTGCCTGAGCCTGTCCACGATGGGTCCACCGATACCGGTCTCGTCCACGAAGATGTGGTTGGGCTTGTGCCTGGAGAAGATCATGATCAGCTTGGAGATGACGACCATCGAGTCACGCGACTTCTCGCCGGGGATCACGTAGGTCTTGTCACTCTTCGCGTCCTTGCCACGGCGGAACTGGATGACGCAGTTGTCGTCGCCGCCTCTGGCCACGTCCACCCCAGCGATCAGCGGGTCATCCTGCAGATAGAGACCAGGAGCACGGCGGCGAGCCTGAGCTGCCACGTCACCTGGGATGAACTGCATGTCGCCAGCGCGAGGAAACTCGCCGCGCACCCGCACCCTTACGAAGTCGCTGTCGATGCCATGCTCATTGATCCACTCATCAATCAGCTTCTTGTTGGGCATCCGCGCAGTGCGTGAGTCAATCTTGAACTTGTGCCACAGGCCGCTGCCGAACTTGTCAGAGAACGCACCAGTGTTACGGGTAGGGTTACCGAACGCAGCGAACAGTGGCTCACCGTCGGTCAGACCGCCTTCTGCTACCTCCCAGATCTTGTCTGGCACAGCAGAGGCTTCGTCGAATACATAGAAAGGGGTGGATGTGGCTGAGTGCAGACCCGCGAACGCTTCACTGTTCTCTTCACGACACGTCTGGGCGTCCACCCTCCATGTCTCAGGCCACGACTTGTGGAACATCGACAGCGACCCTTTTCCTGAGTTCAACTCGAACCAGTGGCCGGTGATGCACAGCGACTTCCACTTGGCCAACTCGCCCCAGGTCTTCGTCCTCAACTGGTCACCGGTGTTGGCCGTCACGATCCCCTTGGCGAAGGGTCTGGTGCTCATGATGAACAGGATCAGGATGGACACCAGCGCCGACTTGCCGATACCGTGGCCAGAGGCCGTGAGCGCCCGGATCGGTGTCACCGCGTCACGCCCGTTGAAGCAGCGCAGTCTCAACTGCTGCCCGTACCAGTCAAGCCAGCTTATCTGCCACTCGTCCAGGTCATTGAA